TTAATTGCACCAAAGTTTTTGAGAACCGAAATGGTTTCGTTTGATAATTTCATTTTTACCTCTCATAATTAAGATTTATCAATAGAATATATTGTATCATGTTCGTATAGAAACATGAGGCAACACATAGCATGAGCAAGATGGTGTTTACCAGATTCAGGATCTAATTGTTCGCCTTCTTTCCATGCCCAAAGATGGCGATTTAAAGCATCAAAGTAACGGCGTTTAGCATCTGAAACATGTTGCCAATTGTCACGCTCATACTTCTGAGCACCAAATGTTAAAATTTCAACCGTTGCTTTAAGTGCTTGTGGTGGAAGTAAACCATACTCCAATTTACCAGTATCGAATTTTCTTCCAATTTCCGACATTATAATTTACCTGTGTGTTGTGCAACAGCTGGCATATTTCCAGTAAATGCGTATGTACCAATGTGTTGAGTTCTAACCCAAGGACACAAGAACACTTTACCACCAATTTTTCGCCACATCTGACAGAACATATAATCTTCACTTAGATAACGATCAGAACCGCCGCCTGTAATGGAATCTTTCGAATCAATTACTGTATCAAAGTATGCGTGAATATACCGTGAACCATCAAAGTGAGCTTGACCAACATGGTCTGGTTTGTAATGAATCATTGGATAAGCATCTTTCATCTTATCAAATACTTCTCTTTTAACCATCATATAACCAGTACCAATTTCTAAAACTTCCAAAGGTTCAGTTACTTGAAAAGAGGAAGTTCCTTTTACAACATTAAAGACATATTCACCAACCAAATTTTCTAGCTCTCTTGGATCCATATCAGGATTTTTTCTCGCAGCTAAAGCTACATTACCCCAATTGATTGATTTTTTAGGATAAGGACCGCCAATTACATCTTTATCCAAAGCCAACATAGCCAAAACATCTTGTGGATTAAAATGAATGTCACTATCAATAAAAAGTAGATGGGTAAAATTTTCTGAGCGAATAAATTCATCTACCAAATAATTTCTGGCTCTTGTGATAAGAGATTCATTAAAAAGAAAAGAGAATTTTGTTTCGATACCATACTGACCTAAACTTGTTTGCAAATCTAGACATGATTTGATATAAAGACCATGTGCCATACCGCCGTACATTGGCGTGGCAATAAAAATTTTATTCTTTTTTAAATCTTCAATTTTTGCTTGAATTTCCATGACAACTCCATAAACGAAAAAGAGGAAGTAACACCTATATGTATTACTTCCTCTACGCTTTTCCTAAACTATTTTAGGCAAAAGCACGCTCTCCCTGAGCACGCAGAGCTGCGATACCTGCAGCTACGATGCGCTTGGTTGGCTGACCAAGGCGATAGAAAGAAACTTTGTCGCCGTTTGCATTGACACGGGTGTTGTGATAAATTGCATGACCTTCGTTACGCAACTCATTGATTGTTGCAGAAGGATTAGCAATACCAAAAACAGACTGCATCTTAGCTACGGTGAGGGTGTTGTAGTCGCTGTCTTTCGAAAGATAGGCGAGAACTTTAGCTTTAGCTGATTTCATTACAAATAACTCCATAAATTGGTCTCAACAAGGTAAACATTTGAGAGGAGACCGTTCTCTCAAATTCGATAATATAATTATAACATGTTTAAGTAAGTAAGTCAACACTTTTACAGGCAAATGTTTAAAAAGGGGCCTGTGTTGCCACAGGCCCAAGTGCCGAACTACAAACTTATTAGAAAGGTTGTGAAGCATCAACTTCGGGTTTTACTTCTTCTACCACAGGTTCGGGTTGTGGTGCCAGAATTTCATCGGCAGAAGCACCTGCATCAACTTTGGTATACAGGTCAACAAATGATGCCTTAGTGTCATCATCAAAACGATTCAGACACAGAGTAATTGCCTTCATCTTGTCACCAAAGATGCCGTATGTTTCAACGATATGCACCAAACGGCGAGTAGAAATCACTTCATCGCAACCGCCATCGGCGAATGTTTTACGAATAACTTCAGCCCAAGTAACCAGTTTCTCAGCAAAGTCATCATCTGCTTTGCCAACTGAAGCAAGTTCTTTCTCAATAATCTTGCGCTCAGTTTTTACAGGCGGAAACTCCTGTTCCATCGTGGTACGAAAACGCTCAAGGAATGCTTCGTTCAAAACATTGGTGAACATATAACGACCGTCATCTGAACCTTTTCCTTTTGTATTCGCAGTAGCAAACACGGTAAAACCAGGCGCAGGCGAAATCAATTCACCTTTCTTTTTCAGCATAAACGGTTTGCCTTCTAATACACGCTGCAAACTAGAAAGGTTCTGAGCACCGTAATCAATCTCATCGATACAGAGAACAGCACCTTGACGAGCGGCAGTAGTTACAGGACCGTCACGCCATTCCATATTACCGTCAATCAGAACATAGTTACCAAGAAGGTCACTCTCATCAGTTTCAGGTGTCATTGATACACAAATGAACTTGCGTTTTGCCTTAGCACAGGCTTGTTCAATTGACATGGTCTTACCATTACCAGAATGTCCTGAAATGAAAACAGGAAAGAACCGCATAGACGAAACAATTGACAGTACATCATCAAAGTTACCAAACGGTACATAGTTTTTGTAGGCAACAGGAACTAGATTCGTTACATCTAGGTCAGTAGTTACATTACTGATTTTGTGGTTTGATTTTTCAGTAGGTTTAGCCATAGGAATCACTTGCGCTTGTAGAGCAGGTTGCATATCAACATTGGCACCTGGCACACGATACTGACCACGACCAACACGGTTAGAATCTTCTTTAGTGAAGAATTGGGTTGATTTAAGACCAAGTTTGGTCGCAATCGATTTGATTTCCGTTTTACTAATGGTTTGTTTACCAGTAGCAATCAAGGCATCAATGAACATCTGTTTTAGTTCGGCACGGCTATTCATAATGTAAAACTCCTATCAATGAAAAATAATTATATCAAATAAACAACAACTTAAGCGGCAATACCTTGGATAAACCGAGATACTAATACACGATTTACTGCCCGTTTCTTATTATATTTGGCAAAAGCAGTTGCCAATTTACGAGCAGAGAATTTGCCTTCTACTTCAATACCAACTTCATCATCGGTAGTTAAATCTTCACCACCTGAAATGAAAAAGAAATTCTCATAACCAGGCAATTTACAAACAAGATACTTCTCATTCTTAAACTGCTTAATGGCTTGCTTACGCACTACATCAGCAGCTTCAGGACCAATTTCTTGTGCTAATTGCCAGTAATCTTTACTATCATTATAAAGATACCTGTTACTTACAACATATTTGGTTTCACGGCTAGGTACAATAAAGAAACCAAACACACGAGCACCAGTTACTTTTTGAAACCACAACAATAAGTTTTTAGCAATATCTTCGTTACAGTCACAAATTTTCATTTCAAATTTGTTCTGACGGTCACGCATCATAAAAACATGGTCACTAGACCAATATGTGCTTTGTTTTTTAACTTTTTCCATCAAACCAGTAGAATGATTAAAAGTTTCTTCTTCAACCCAATAAGCATTGGTATGATCAGCATCACCATCATGGATCACAACCAAACTACAAATGTCCAGATTATTAACCTTCTTAAATGTTTTCATAACCTCAGCAGTAGCAATAATTGCTTGTGACATTGGTGTATTGTTTAGCTGCTCAGAATCAGGTCTAGGCGAATGGCGATAATTGTTTTCTTTGTAAGATTCCATGAGCAAACACATATTCTTTAATGCAGCCGTAAACTCAGCGCCAGACATTTTAGAATTTAAATACTCACGCAAATGAACATTACCAAATTCCATTTCACCAATGTTTTTACTGAATGAATTGTATTTGCCATCTTTGTATCTACCATATTCACTCTTAAATAATCGGTTAGATTCACTCATGTAGTTACTATCAACACCAAGGTCCATAGCACGAACGGTACCTGATTCAGTAAAACCATAAACAACAAATGGAATGTTCACTTTGCGACAGAACATTGACAACACCAAAATCTG